GACATCACTCCTATGTGCGGCAGCATATCCGGCAGCATATCCTCGTTCCCAATCAGCGTTCACTAAAAATCACCTCAGTTGTCTGAGGCTGTGCTCTGAATCGCTATTGCCATCCAATCCTTGCTAGATAGTTTAACAACCCTGCATCGAATTCTTGCTGTAACGAAAACGCTAGCAGTACCAATAGCAGCATTATCATTACCTGCTACTAGATACATTGTATCATTAACAACCATGAAAGCCTCACTTAGTGCTGCTGGGCCAAAGTTATCAGGGAATAGATCAGAAGTATGAGTTCCTACATTGTTGCTTACATCGATGTTAAGTTGACCTGATGCAATCAAAGACTGATCGTCGGCACGAAGAAGTTTTGTTCCTGGGTTTAAATCGCTGAGTTGTGCTGAAATACAGCCATCACTTGCTACCATTCCGTTAACATTGCCACCAAAATCTGAACCAAATTGGTAAACGAAGTCAACAGATTCGATAGCGACAGCTTGTCCTGTTGGAACATTTACATATGCTCCAAGATCTATTTCACCTTGGAATCTAGAATTTGCTGCCGCTGCTGCTGTCATTTGTACTGTTTCTGTCAGGTAAAAGCTACCTGTTTTTGCTGTTGCCATGTAGTTCCCCAAGTAAAACAGGTGTATAAACTACACTGTTTTCTTGGCCCGATCTACAAACCCGGATTGAATCTTCGCGGCGGAGCCGCCCCGAACGCTACTATCTTCTCCCACCCAAACCACCCTATGTATAGTACCACTATACAAAGGTAGCGATGCGTACATACATATAGGTAATACTCTCTAGGTCTTTTTATGGCGAACCGAACCATATCCTTAAGCCCAATTGGCGATCTAATTAGGAAGAAACTGGTCGAAGAGACTGGAATTCCATTTAGTTCGTGGGTCGAAGCACGACTAATTGAATGGAATACCAACATGGATGTACTGGAAAACGATATTACAGTATCATTGAAGCCCAAAGTCCCTTGGTATTATGAGTGTCAATTATGCAAACAGAAAGGCCATCACGCTTCAGATTGCAGCATGTATAACCCAGTTATTGAAAGTGTAGGTGAAAGTGAATGAGGTCTTTTGATTTCCAACCAGGAGATGGAAGTAGATATTTCATTCAGTTATTTAGATCAGAACATGGTGGTATATTTGTTATCAATCATGAAGAATCTATGTGGAGATACCATCCGGGAGATTGTTTAAAGTTCCTAATGGGCAACAATAACGAATGGACTCACAAAGCAATCTGGAACTTCTTGGAGGCGAATTACAATGTTTGAATGCTTTTGTTGTAAACAGATCGGATACATGCAAGCAACTTTCAAGTTCTTTCCTAAAAGACATGTTCCAGGAGAACATCACGCTATTTGTATGTTATGCGTTCCTTATGTTACCAAGGCTATCAAAGATTATGAAGCAGGTAAAGGTCAAAGAAAACTAACAGAGTATTAACTTTCAAATTCAAAGAATCCTTCTTTCTTGTTTTTACCGCCACCGCTGTAAAAGTCAAAGATAGTATTAATGTTTGATAATACAATTTCAGTTTTAGTTTGAGGAGCAACTTCTGTATCAGCATACATGTCAATTGCGTAAAAGTAATTCTGTAATCCCTCTTCTTCATCAATGAGGTAAGAAGTAACTCCTCCAACAACCAGGGGAATAGCTACAACTGCAAATGCTTGATTGATCGGGTTGAGTAATCTTCTCTTCACTACTGTTTGCCATGCTTTTTGAGATGCAAAAATTGTAGCTGCTTGCAATCCTAAAGATACAAGTTCTTTTCCAACTGCTTTAGGACTGGCCTCATCTCCCTTTGCAACAATTCGTAATAGTGTATTACTTGACACACCTACTATTGCCAACTGTGAAGCCGGTGTTAGAAACAAGGTATCACCCTTGAGTTGCTAATTCGTATGAACGCTTTAGGCGCATCATGTATGGTAGTTCTTCTTCCTTTACAATTTCAGCAGCTAGAACAAACCTAGTTGCTGGAACTGTCCAAATAGATGCACTTAGATCTGTTGCGGTTGGAATTAATACGCGGTAAACCCAAAGTTTCTGAACAGCAGTAGGTTCAGCCGATCCAAGAGAACCACCAGTTGCAGGTAACAACAAGCTTGTTATTGCAAAATCTGTTTGTATAGTCATTAATCTAAAGTTACACATTAAAAGTTGGGACCAGTTTTGTGTAGATGCAGGCGAACCAGGATATTCATTTCCACCAGTATAGATAGTATAAATCTCAGCCATAGACAATCTTTCCTGGCTAACAATATCAAACACAGGTAATTGTGTTGTTGGATCTAAGGAAGTAGTAGTGTAAGGCAAACCATCTTGAAGACTAATTGCAGTAGGTACTAGAGTTAGATCGTCAAGTTCGTAACCAGACAAATCAAAGTAATTTTCGTAGTAGACAACTTGGTTACCAAGAGTTTTCCAACCATTAGTAGCAGCCCATTCATTGTCACCAGTAAATGTAGCTAGTGTAGAAGGTACTGCCAAGTTCATCAACCTAGATCCAGTTAACGCCCTAGTAGAAGTTTTTTCTTTAGCCATTAGCGCATCGCCTTCCTGGTTGCTGCATGTGCCTTCTTAGACAAAGCACCAAATTTCATTCTTGGGTGTTTTGCTTTGAGTCGTTTGTACTCGACTCCGTATCTTCTACTGTAAGCACTAACTTTACGAGTTTTCTTCGCTTTAGGTTTCGGCGAAGCCATTCCCCGATCAGTAGTAATGTCCCTGACATCACTCCTATGTGCGGCAGCATATCCGGCAGCATATCCTCGTTCCCAATCAGCGTTCACTAAAAATCACCTCAGTTGTCTGAGGCTGTGCTCTGAATCGCTATTGCCATCCAATCCTTG